GCTAGAGCTTGCAGTCCAAGGACAGGCAGTAGCTCTTGCACGAATAGATGAGAACATCAAAGCAATACGTATGTCAGTAGAACGTATAGCTTCAAAAGATTAAGGACACTATAAATGGCTAAACAGTTTGCAGGTTTTACGGAACAACAGAAGAATATTATATTAGCGCGGAACGGATACAAGGGCCGTCCCCTTCAGAATGATGAAGCATTAAATCTAATAGCCTCTGATGCTAAGTATAACTCTGCTTATAATATGGCATACGAAAAGGCCATGAAGTTAGTTCCTGGGGCTAGGGCGATGGCGCGTCCAATGGCTACAGGTGGCTTTGTATTTCCTAGTAAAGATGCCAGGGGTACTGTAAACAGATTAAAGGAAATAGATAACCCTGAATATGCTGAATCGGCTGTCGCACAACAAAGCTCTGCAGTTAACCAAATGCAACAGACGTTTGCTCGCCCCCAAGATCAGATGAGACCAGCTAGAGGTTTCGCTGAAGGTGGACAGTCACAACAACCACCACTTCTTGATGGAAGAGTTGGTCCTACTATGAGAATCCAAGCACCTATAACGGATACTGCTACTTTAGAACGTATAAATAATCCCAACGATCTATCAAGAGGCGGGCCTAATCAAATAAGAGACATGAGAGACAGAAGAGTGTATCCAATTGATCCTGATACAATTATGTCACCTATACGAAGAGGTGGGCCTAACATAGGTGGCAATCCATATGAGCCAATGCCTAAACCAAGGATGTCTAAAGATGTCAGGCCAGAACTAGACCTGAGTCGCCCTCGTAGACCTAAACTAGGAGAAGTAGGAAACTTCTATGGTAATGGCGAACTCCAAGGAAACTTACTCCAGGACCAAGGACCCCAAGCATATCGCCCTCCTAAAGCAGGGGGAGACGCTCCCGCAGTAGAAGACCCCGCAGCAACTTTTTTAAACACCGCACAACAAGCCTATTCTGACGCATTAGCAGCACAACAATTAGCAAGAGATGCACTAGCCGCTAATCCTACAGATGAAAGTTTAGTTACAGCACTTACTGCGGCAGACTCCCAAGTTGCACAGTCTAACGAAGCTGTATCACAGGCACAATCCCAATTCCAACAAACCTCTATGCCTACTCCTTCAGAGTTAATTCAGGCTTCAACTAAAGATCCTCTATCCCTTGTAACACAAGCTGATGTAACAAAAACGACAAACGAGCAAGCGGCTGCAGGGTCAATAGCAGTAGGTACAGGGCAGGCAGCAGATACAACTGAGGCAGCAACTACTGCAGCAAATGCCGCTGGAGATGTTGTAGCCCCTACGAATGAAGGTGCTGCTACTGCAACTACTACTGGTACTTCTGCTGCTACACAAGCATTAGCCGACGATAGTGCGGCTGCTCAAGGTACAATATCTGGCGATGCTACAGTAGACGCAGCAACTATGTCCCCTGCAGAGTTAGCACAGTTAAAGCTAGACACACCACAAATTGAAGATGGAGTACAAGTAAAAGCTCCAGATGAACGAGTTTTAGAAGACGGAGAACTAATAGAAGGTTCTACCGTCGATATGGACAGAGTTAGAGAAGAAACTAACTTTGAAGCTGCAACAGGAACGCCATCTACTGATGCTACTGTACAAGGCCAATTAACGGGTCTTATGAGAGACTTTGAGGGTGGCAAACAACCTGCTTGGGCTGCAGGGGCTATGAGAGCCGCATCAGCAGCTATGGCAGCTAGAGGGCTAGGTGCATCCAGTATGGCGGGACAGGCCATCATACAGGCTGCTATGGAGTCTGCGCTACCTATTGCACAAATGGATGCAGCTACATTCTCTAGGTTTGAAGAGCAAAATTTATCTAATAGACAACAGGCTTCTATGTTTGCTGCTGAGAAACGTGCGGAGTTTTTAGGATTAGAGTTTACTCAAGAGTTTCAGTCTAGGGTAGCTAACGCTTCTAAAATATCTGAAATAGCTAATATTAACTTTACTGCAGAACAACAGATTGCACTAGAGAACGCACGGCTAACTCAAGAAGTAGATTTAGCTAATCTTAATGTAGCCAGTGCAAAGACTTTATCTGATGCGGCTGCACTATCACAGCTTGACTTAACTAATTTAAACAATAGGCAGCAAGCACAAGTACAAAATGCAAAAGCCTTTTTAGATATGGATATGGCTAACTTAAACAATGAACAGCAAATGGCAATGTTTAAGTCTCAATCAGTTGCTAACTCTATATTAACGGATGCCGCAGCAGAAAACGCAGCGGCTCAATTTAATGCATCCAGTGAAAACCAAACAAACCAGTTCTTTGCTAATATAGCTACACAAGTATCTGAATTTAATGTAGAACAAAAAAATGCAATAAGTAAATTTAATGCAGGGGAGGCTAATGCGCTAGAGAAGTTTAATGCTACTCAAATTTCCCAACGAGAACAGTTTAATGCACAGAATAGTTTAATTGTTTCGCAGGCAAATGCACAGTGGTATCAGAAAATAGCAACAACAGATAACGCAGCTATTAACCAGTCCAATAGAGATGCAGCGGCTCAGGCTAATGATATGTCTGCTTTAGGATTTAGTGCATATATGCAAGAAGTCAGAGACTTAATGAGTTATGCTTGGCAAACTAACAACAACGATGCAGACCGCGCCACTCGTTTAGCGGAAGCTAAATTAGAAAAAGAGTCTGCTGAGTATGCAGCAAAAGTTACAAAGAGTGCAGGTCTATGGTCTAGTTTAGGTAGTGTTGCTGCTACAATTCTTGCTAGATAAATTTATCACAGGAGCATTAATACTAATGAACGGAATGTTTCAAGGAGAAGGAAGTTTAACCTCGTCCCAACAGGGTAGTAGCGGCATAATGTCTAAGCCTGTAAAAGAAGAGCCTAAACCTGAAAAAACGCCTGTTAGTTTTAACTTTCAAGGAGAGGGAGGCGAGGACAACAATTCTGATAATACAGACTCTGGAACAGTTGTTACTAACAAAGAGGTTGATGATGTAATAGCTGAGTATAAGTTGCCCACCGTCCTTACAAGTTATAACAATACCGTAAAGGATCTACAAACATATTTAAATGCTACGCCTGTTGCACCAGGATTATCAACAGATGGACGATGGGGTGCAAAAACAAGTGCTGCAGTGTCGGACTTTCAAAGATATAAAAACGAGCTATACAAGACAACGGCTGCAGAAACTTTTGATGAAACGGGTGGCATAGTTAGTCGGCCTGCAACTGCAAATTATATGCAGGATATTAATAAGCCTTTAGGTGGTGGACTTGATGACTTGTTTTATTCAGGTATTAAACTAGCAGAAGGCAAACATGGTAAAACAAAGGCAGGGCTTTATACTCCTGTACCTACTAACGATAAAAGGGAAGAAAGTTTTTCTGACTTAGTAAAAAGTAAAGACATTGGTTATGGACACAAAGTTAAAGATTTAGAAATAGCAGCAAAAGAAATATATGGCATCCCTTTTATTAATGCGGTTGGAGACTTTATACCTTTAACTGAAAAGCAAGTAGAAACTATATATAAAGAGGATATGCGGGTTAACTTAGAGCTTGCTAGAAAATCTGGATGGGACAAAAAGTTAAAAGACATGGGGACTACATGGGAAGCCCTACCAATCCAATATAAACTACCCTTAACGTCACTAGCATACAATGTAGGCGGCACTACTGCAGGGAAGGAATGGACAGAGGTACTGCGAGGGGCGAAGAATAAGGATATACAGTATTTTGCTCTTCATCTAAGAAGAAAAGACGGTGGGAAATATACAAAAGGCATGGATAATAGGGTGATAAAAGAGTTAAAAGCAGCACGGCTTATTTCAAATAGTAGTGAAGTTACAGGCGTTCTCCCTAAAGCAAGCATCTAAGGAATAAAATAATATGACATACTCTAGCATGGCAAACTTCCAAGGGGAAGGTGGTGTAGATACCGCGCCAAAGGAAGAAAAAAAACAAGTATCTACTATTGCTAATGACTATCAGAACTATTCATATACGCCCCTTGAAGAAGAGGTTGATATTCCTACTTACGAGGATAATACCGACACAAAAGAAACAGATAATCTTGGGTTTGGGAGTTCTCCTTCTGGTGAGTTTGGCGGGGCAGGACTAGGAGCAAAACCTGTTACACCTACTCCTATATCAGGTGGAGGAAATAATGAAGATGACACACAATCTAATTCATACTTAACGGATGTAACTACTAATTTAATAAATGCAGCATCTGGTAACATTTCTACAGTTAAAAAGTTTTTTGGTTACGAAGATAAGGATACAGACAAAGACTTTGATGTTGTATATGATGAGTATGTTGAATTATATATGCCGCCAGAGTTAAAAGCTAAAAATGTTCCTCTGGGACCTAAAGGTGTTTTAAGTAACTACGTTCCCTATGTAACAACGTATAACATAGGCGGGGAAGACTCTGCAATACCTCAAGAGTCTCTGGTTGATTCTAGGGGGGAGTTTCCTTATACAGATGAATACCGTGCAAAAGTAAAAGCAATTTTAGATGCAGATGTTGACAGAAGGCAGGCTATTTTAGATGATGCAGAACTTATAAAAAAATCAGATGAGCTAGGGATTAGTACTCAAAAAGCATTGGAGTTGTATTATAATTCTATTTCTTCTTCAGTAGCTCCTAAATCACCTGCTTTTGAACGTATTCAAGTTGCAGATTCTGGTGCAGGTTTTGGGGCATTATTTGACGCTGAGAACGCTACTACTACCGCGCCAGGATTACAAGGTTTTTTAGGAAAAAATAAATTTTCAGACGAGGATTCGGGTATCTGGGAAAAGCAAATAAAAAGTGGTAACTTCCCTAAAAAAATAGAACCAGAAACAAGCAAATATACAGACTGGCAAACCTACGGAAGAAAAGGTACGTTAAAGGACATTACTAAGGCAGTCACAGGGTATTTAGATGCGTCTAAGTTTAAACCTGAAAGCAACTTAGAAATTAGTAGTAGCACTTCAACTGATGAGTCCAATAGCGAATATGGACTTGTAAGATTTCTTAAATCCATAGATCCTAAACTTAAAGCTAAAGGAGTTGGTGTTGACGTAGATACCCCCTTTGGAAAGGCTAGTATGTTTTCCGAATGGGATGGAGACACAAATTTGAAGTTTATGTTTAATAATACAACTTATTCTATTAATTCCGACGGAGAGGCCGAAATCTCTATTGAATTTAAATATTAAGGACTAGATAATGGGGTTTCCTCTCGAACTAATAACAATGTTAGGCTCTACTGTATTAGGTGGGGTTATGACTATCTGGGGTCAATCTATAAAGGCTAAAGCAGAACAAAACAAAATGCTCCTACAACGTGCTGAGTTTAGAGCAGGTGCAGTAAAAGATGCCAGAGAGTACGGTAGAAAAGATACGCACTTTGCTTGGACAAGAAGACTTATTGCATTAGGTGCAGTCGGAGCCATCATAGTACTTCCCAAAGTTGCAGCAGTGTGGTATCCTGAGATAGGCGTAGTTGTAGGCTATACAGAAGTACAAGGAGGCTTCCTTAACTTTTTGTTTGGTCCGAATGAAGCAATCGTATGGAAAGCCGCAAGGGGTTTTGTAATTACACCACTAGACACACACATAGTCTCAGCCATTGTAGGGTTATACTTTGGCGCAGGTTTCACTAAATAAGGTATAAAAATAAAATGGAAAATTTTCTACAAGTTCCTGTTCCAGGGCAATCACTAACCGACATACCAAAAAACTCTCCATGGGAAAACCCTTCTGAGCTTAATGCAGTACGAGATGTAGTAGAGTACTACGTTAATAGAATTGCGGATCAAGATATAATGGATGATCTGTCTATTGTGTTTGAACTAGGTGGGGATCTAAAGACAGTTACAGAGGCTCTGTGGTTAGCAGGGGCAATGAAAGGTACACACACTGTAGAAGCAGGGATGTTAGCAGGGCCAGTAATAGCAACTTTTATTAAGGCAGCTATGGAAACTTATGGAATAACAACTCCCGAAACAGGTGTTAGTCCTAGTGATAAACGTAAAGCTAAAGAACGTAAAAGGTTACAGAAACTAATTGATGCTGCAATAGAGGAATCACTAGCAGAAGGTGAAGAGGATGCAGGTATAGAAATGCTTAGAGCAATCCAAGAGGGGTCTGAAGTAACTCCTGAAACAGTAACCGAAGGATCTTCTGCAGGGGAAGAACCTGTACCACAAGAGGCAGCTCCAGAAGAAAGTACAGAAGTAATGGAAGAACCTATGCCTACAGAGTCAGAGGGTAATGGTCTTATGTCAAGAGGGGGACCTGTATAATGGGTATTGATTTCCAAGCATTTGCTAAAGGTTTTTTAGACCGTTCACAAGTTATTATGGATGAGAATTCTGAAGAAGCTAAAGAATATGAAAAACGACAAAGAGAATTAGCAGATCGTAACTTAGGTGTTATAAGCAAACGTCGAAATACAGCTACCGCAGTGTTAAGTGCAGCAAAAGGATTAAGCAATTTAGGGGTTTCTAAAGATGTTATTAAACTAGCTATCTCTACTCCAGGTGGTTTAGCTAAGTTAAAAAAAGAAATTGACACAGCTAGAGCAGACTTAGGTAAAGACTGGGACCCTAAATTAATAGAAAGTTTTGTAAATCTTCCTGACGAGTTTAAGAATAGTGATGCTCTTCAAAACGATGGCGTTAGTCTAAAAGACTTTGTATATAATACACATGGACTAACTACTCCTACGCTAGGGCCAAACTTAGATGAAGTAGCAGAATCTGGCGGTAAGTTTAGCATGTTTGATAACTTCTTTAATAAAAATGCAATGGAAGACGCTAGAACTAAACTAGGCAATGAGATGATATACGGAGATATGAGTGTCTCTCAAATAAATAAATTATCTAAACAGGATGAGTATAGTAGCCAGATAGAAGGGGCTTACTTAGATTATAAAAGTCCTAAATTTATAACTGCAGATGTTAGTGGATCAATACGAAAAGAACTTGAATTACAAAAGGACGACTGGAGGCAGACTAACGCAGCGGATCTTACTAAATTAGCCGAAGCACGGGCATCGTATGTAGATCTGATAAACACAACAATAGCCTCTGATACCAATGAAAACTTAAGAATTCTTGCCGACAAAAAACGAGATTATTTTAAGAAGCGAGAAGACTTAACTAATTCACTACGCCTTCGCCTAGAAACTATAACAGGGCCAGCTATAGAAACTTACGATGAAGATCAGTTTAATACAAAAATAGGCGGCTACTATAAGGAAATTCTAAAGATTGATACTCTACCTGATGTTGAAGGTACTATTAGTACTACATCAAGTGACCTAACAAAAACAGGCTCAAAAGAAAACGTTACTGTTGATAAAGCTTTATCAGATGTGAATTTTGCACTACAACCTGGGGCAAATTTAAATAGTTTTATAGTAAAAGATATTAAAGGAGATTCCACTGGGACTATAACTGAAGTATATACCAATGAGGAAACAGGATTTGTAACAGTTATAGTTAGAGATCCAGCAGGAAGAATTCTACTTAATGAAACAGACGTTGCTGGTGATGCTAGAGCATCTTCTTATCTAGAAGGAAGCCCTGAGGTAGATTTCCGTGCCAGAATAAAAGAATTTAACGACAGTCAAACAAACCTAAAAACAGATCCTGTAGTAGTTATTTCCCCACTTCTTTCTAGTACAAAAACCGCGTTGGGAGACATGGGCTTTAAATTAAATATAGGGCCAGTACCTACAAGTAGTGCAGATCCAAATCAAGGTGTGTGGAACAAACTAAATAGATCACTGGGCAATATATATGATCGTAAGACAGGAGAAATAAACGAAAGAAGGTTTGAAGTTTTCCTTAAAAAACAATTCCCTGAAATTAAAAAAATGGAATCAAAAGAAAGGGACGCTCTAATTACCTCCTTACTAAGTGATGTCAGCGAATCTACAGAAGTAACAGGGCCGCCAACCGCTAATGGCACTGTTGTTAACGATGATGTTAGAGACAGAATGAGAAATCAAGATGCTCTTATTAATAATAATACAGATGAAGTAATTACATCAACAGACGCGCCTGAAGTAACTTCTGATCTTAATCTTGCTGGACTGGGCGGGAAGCCCAATACCAAAGCCCCTATTATAAAAACAACAGACGAATCTATTCCAGTAGACATTAAAAACCCAGCGTTAATGGCAAAGCCTGAGTCAGAAATTCCGTTTAAGAGTAAAGACTTTGTACCACGGTCTAGTTTCATGGTAGAGTTTGGTGATGAAATTCTTGAAGAACTATTAGATAGAAAAAACATTACAGTGAAAAATGTAGAAGCAGGAAGATTAGGACAATTAAATAATGTGTTAACTGCGTGGGAAAGAAAGAATAAAGGCAAGAAAATTTCCACGAAAGACAAAAAAGCAATTATTAAAGAGTACATCGAAAGTAAAGGCAAATAAGAATGGCTGAGTTAATCACAACTATAGAAGAGCTAAAAGAGGCACGTAGGCGCAATTTAAATAGTAATGTAGATTCTTCTTCTTCTCTTAATTCTACTTCTCCTATTACAACTATAGAAGAATTAAAAGCCGCACGTAAACGTAATGTAGCTAATGATACAACACGTTCTTCTTCCCCTAGCTCCCTAACCCCTATTACAACTATAGAAGAACTTGACGCAGCAAGGCTTAGAAACCGTGCAACAATAGCAGCAGATAATATACAATTTGATACATCTGCAGTTGACTTTAAAGAAAACGAACCAGAGGCAAGTACATACAATCTTGACTATGATGGTAGGCGTAAGAAAGCAGACTTAAAGAAGGGCATTGAGGCTGAACAAATACGTGACTACATGATAGAGCGTTTTGGGGAAGACTATCGACGAGATGGACAAATTACCAATGATAGGATGGTTGAGGACTTCTTTGGGCATATGAGATCCGTAAACTCTAATGCTTTATACACGGCAGGAGAAGCACGTTATGTACATGGGGCTTCCGATGGGGCAAAGAATAAAATGGCTAACGCCTATAACTTATATGACAGCGTAGGTAATGTATTTACAAATGATGGTGTATGGGGTGCTGTTGACGGTGTAAAAGATTATATATTTGCTGCCGCCAAAGATCCAACTAACTACTTGGGATTCTTAACTGGAGGCATAGCTAAAGGTGCGTCTATGGGCGTAAGTACAGCAGGCAGAGCATTAATTAAAAAAGCTATATCTGAAGCAGCTAAAGCAGAACTAAAAAGATCAGGACTAGACGCGGGAGCAAAGAGGGCAGGAAAAGCTGCAGGGGATCGCATGATGGCTAAACTAGTCAGTGCAGGAGTTTCTCAAAAGAGCAAAGTTGCTAAAGAGATGATGGATGCTGCTGCAAAACGAGAAAAAAGAATATTCTTAAGAGAGCAGTTAGTTAGATCCACAGGAAGAATTACAAGAGAAGTACAAGAAAAAGGAGCCAAGAAAGCCCTTAATCTTACTGCTAAACAAAAAGCATCTCTAACTTTAACTGAAGACTTGCTAGGTGGAGGTGTTAAGAAATCTGTCTATCAGACATTAGTCTTAGATAGTACTGTAGCCGCAATGCAAGATTACCACATACAAAGAAATATCTATATGCCTATTGGCGCACAAAAAGATTATAACATTATGCAGACAGGGTTTAGCAGTTTGTTGGGTGGTGTTGGTGCTAGTCTACAATTGCTAGGTAGAGGCACAAAAGGAGCCAGTGGGTATGGCGAGTACGCTGAAAATGCCCCTATACAAGCACGTAGATTAACTGCAACAAATAAAGAAGTACTATTATTAAAGGGCGCACCACAAAAAGCAGCACGAAAAGAATTGAAGGACGCTGCTGTTGCTTGGAGAGAAAAAGTAAAGCGTGGAGAAATACTTGCATCAGATGGTGATATAACTACACCACTACTTAAACGAATACTTTTTGGTGAAGATGGCACAGGTAAAAAAGACGGCATCCTTAAAGTGTTTAAAGACCAAGGAATACAGTTTAACAGAAAGACTACAATATCCGATGTGATGACATCAGTTGCTCGTATATTACCGCCAAAAGAATTAGCTGAAATTAATAAGCTAATGAAACCTACAGGACTTACAATAGGAACTACTACTCAAGCAGGAATGAAACTAGAAGCATTAATAGCTCATAAAATTCATAGTTCAGGACAAACACTAAACTTAATGTCCCAGATAAGTAAAAGCCAAAATGCAGGCGTACTTAGAGGGGAAGACATATTAAATAATGCGGGTAGAAGCATAACCAAAAAAGAAAAAGAATCTGCTCAAGATAGTTGGACTACTTCAGACGTAGCCAGTGGACTATCATATGCACAAAATGTATGGCGTAGACTACTTGTATCTTCTCCTAAAACAACAGCAGTAAACGTTATGGGCTTTGCTTCTTATGCTAGTCTTAACTCAGTTACAGATGCTTTTCAAGCTGTTGGTCATCTTGGCATGGGATCCCTTAAATGGTTAGGTGATTCTGATTCTGCGGCTAAACATTTTAGAGCATCAAAAATACACGGACAGATGATAGGGCAAAAGTTAAAGAACTTAGCTGACCCTCTTACAACTAAAGATGCCTACTTAGCTTTTTTAGACCAAAATAAAGATGTAAGAAGAATACTACGGGAAACTTATGCAGGAGGTATTGAACGTACTGGTAAAAGATTTGGCATGAACCCAAAGAATCCTGCTTTTAGAGTAACAGAAGCACTTACTGACGGAGCTAGTACAGTTGCAGGAGTACGCGCACAAGATACGTTAACTAAGTCTTGGATGATGATGACTGAGTTAGACAGAAATCTTAGATTAAAACATAATGTAACATTTAATGATGTGATTGAAGGAAGAGCAGCATCTGAGTTGATTGATGAAGACATCATTGGACGCTCTATGGATACTACTTTAAAATCAGTTTTTTCGAAAGACTATACTACTGACGATCAGCTTCTTAGATCCGCAGCAAAACTTGTTGAAAATATATCTAACGTACCTGTCATAGGTACAATTCTTCCTTTTGGTAGGTTTTTTAACAATGTATTAGGAACTGCGTGGCAAATGTCTCTTGGCTCTGTTATTGGGGCAGCTAGAGCAATAGGAGAAGGGGCAGGGGCTACAAAAGGAATTTTAAAACAAACAGGTACGCCAGCAGATGATTTTATTCAATATGCGGCTAGAGGATTAACAACACTAAGTGCAGTAGGACTAGCAATGCAGTTTGATAAACCTGGCAAAGATAAAGGTCTGGACTGGAATTTAAAACTAGTTAACGGGCATATTGTTGATTATAAAAATGTTTACCCTGTCTCTACCTTTATGCTTGCAGGCCGTATGGCAAATAACATGGTAGAGGATGATTATGTACCAAAAGAAAATTCTATTGATGCCCTAAAGCAACTTGGTGTAGGACAGTTTGCAAAAGACATTGAGTTTGGTAATGACCTGGTGCGGGTAATGGATGCTCTTGTTGGCAAAGGAAATGAAGAAGGTAATAAAGAGTTACTAAAAACATTAGGTAAAGCTGGTGGAAATATCTTAGCAGGAGTTACTCGCCCCTTAGACGTAATAAATACTATGGTAGGAGCAATGGAAGGCACAGATGCAGCTCGTAACATTAGGCTTGAGACAGGCACAGGGACTTTTGTAAGTGCAAGTACCAAATATGTAGACAATATAGTACAGCACTTTACAGATAGCTTAGATAGCATATCAGGAGAAGAACTTAGAGTAGCAACAAGAGAAGGGGCAATAAAAGGACCAGAACCTTTACTAGGTTTGCTGGGCATAAAAATTGTACCAAAAAGAACATCGGCTGAAATTGTATATGGTTTTACAAATAAGTTTGCCTACAAAGCTAATTCTCGCACACAGTCTGCAGAATATGATAATATTTTATCTGAATTTGTTGCACCAAAACTGGACAGAGCCGCAAGATTACTTTTATTAGATAAAAATTTTACAAGTCCAACTATATCTTTAAAGGCCCAGAGAAACATAGCAAAAGAAAGATTTGGTAAGATTTTTACTCAAGCACGAAAAGATGTAGCAGAGGGTGCTGCAGGTAAAGAAGGTGTACTATCTAATATGCGTAGAAAAATTAACTCGATACCTTATGAAGTGCGTAGCGAAGCTATGACCGCCTTCAAGAACTCTGATGAAGGAAAAGGTTTTACTGGTGGTGTAGACGAGATGAGCTATTCCGAATTAATGTGGATGGAGAACTACTCTAAGTTATGGAAAGATGTAAACAAGTAAAGCTACCTTATACTGTAGAACTTTTGTTTAATTTCGTAACGCTCAACACCAATATCTCGTAGTTCTCTGTCTGTCATATTGTGTACCTTCCAGTATGCAGCTCGTCGTTCTTGAACAGCTACTGCTCTGTTCCATAGTTTTTTTAGCATGGTATAACTCCTTTAATGTATTGCAGTTATACCACACTCTGGGCGGTTTTAATATTGCTAAAATCACAAACCCGTTATGACTACTTGACACCCCAGATTTCAACACCTCTTTTAGCCCACAACTCTACTTCAACAAGATGCAATAAAGCGTTGGCCTGTTCGGGTGTTTCATACAACTCAGAAGTTAAAAGGGTTTTTAAAGGTTTCATAATTTTATTAAACTCGTTTGCAAACTTAGTTTGTTTTCGGTTCATGTGGACATTAGCTTCGTGTTGTAACTTCATTAGGCTATTGCTTCCTTAAACTTATCTATTGAAACAAGATCTTTTATTTCCATTACGTAGTTGTCCTTTTTGTACTGCAAATTATTTGTACCAACAACTGATCCTGCCGCAACAAAAGTTGAGTCTTCTAAAAACCTTTTCTTTTCATACCCTCCCAAGACATACACAGTACTTAAATCGTTAAGCACCTGAGTAAACAAAAGATAGTCACAGTCTTGTTTAGCTGTGTAGCCAAATATAGTATAATCGTAGTAGTCTCGCGGTTTATATTTAGCCTTCTTTGTTTTAACATCAACTGTCTTACCTGACTCCATCATAATGTCGTAGTCATATGTGTTGTGAAACTCCCCCCCAATAACTTTCTGTGCAGCAATTTCGCCTAGAAAAGCAGGTAAGTTTCGCTCTCCTTCCATCATGCTACCTTTTAGCTGCCCCATGCTGGCGGCTTTTTTATTAGCTTCTTCTAGCATGGTGTCTGTTACGGGTACTTCAATCATTAAGTGTCCTTTATGTTAAGTCTACAATTTCACAGACATCACCACTACAGGCTAGGGTCTGCATCCCTACAGTATTATCCTCTTGCTCGTAAGACGATAACTTTTCCCAGTCAATCTTACTAGGGAAGTCTTTCAGTAACGCTTTGTATTCATCCTTGCTACACTCTTGATAGGGTGCTTGCTGATAGGTATGATCTGAGTGTGGCAGAAAAGACACACCACTCATCTCATCAAAATACTTATATACAAATGCTCCTACGTCCATCCATTCATCAGGTAGAACTGTAATGGTTACAGAAGGTTTGTGTTCACACCAGTGGCGTTGATAGGTTAACCACATCTCTAGTTGATCTATGGCTGTCATGTCGTTTCGAGTTACTGCATTTTTAGGTGAAGCAATAGGAAACGTAAACACAGTGGTAGTATCTGGCTTCATTACGCATAACTCTGAAGGTATGTTCTGGTCCTTCATAAACTGTGTAATAGGATCTTTGTTGTCTCCTCGAACAGTTCTGTAATAATATTGGCTGTGTCTAGCGTGTATGCCTGATGC